CCAACAAATTGAATAACATATGCAGCAAGATCAGTTATAACAAATACATAATCTTTACCTTGAAGTGCTGCTCTTATTTCGTTACCGGTATCTAATCTAAACGTACCTGCCGTATTGGTGGCGGTTGGTGTGTATGTATTTAAATCTTCTTGATTAGAAAATCTTACAAACATCGGATCTTGAGTATTAGGTGTGCCTATAGTTGTTTCAGTTCCAAAATGAAACAAGTGTCTATCTCGATCAGAAACTAATGTAAATCTGCTGGCTGTAGGATTGTTTGTAGTTTGAAAATTTGTAGTTGTTGATGATGCTCTAATTGTTCTAGGGTTTGACGCACCTGCATTCCATGTAAAAGTTTTACCGTTAAATATAGTTGCAACTAATACTTGACCAAAGTTGTCAAGACTCCAGTTTCCTGGATCAAGAGTCACAGAACTTGTAGCTCTGGCTGTGCCCCAAGTCGAAGCTCCCCATGTTGATGTACTCCAACCAAACCCTGTTGTTTGAGTTGTGGGTCCTACTTCAACGTAAGGATTAACAGTCACAGAGCCAGCCGCAGTCATACCGGTTCCTCCTTCAGCACGTGAAGCTTGAACAGTAAATTTATCTATATCAGGTACAGTTAATATTTCGTATGGTTGTTCTAATTCTGCTGCTGTAAAGTCCGATGCTCCAGTCACCGTAACAGATGAAAGAGTTACGTATCGTCCAACAGCTAAACCGTGTGAACCCTTATTGATAGTTACTGTTCTTGATGCATTAACAGTTGTTAATGTACCTCCAGTAATCGCCGTATCTAAAGGAGTTATATCAAAAAAATCATTACCATAATAAAGAAATAAACCCTGAGATGTTCCAATAGCAGTATACTTTTCACCTGCAAAACTTGAAAATGCAACTTGTGCTCTTGCAGCTCCAGGTAATGTTTTATTAGCAGATGTTAACTGCAACCAACCACCTATTTTTTCAGGTAAACCGTATCTAAATCTTACAAAATCACCATCAGTCCACTGCCCCTCTGCCCCTGATTCCGTGTCTTGTTTATTAAAGCCTGGCTTGAATTTTAATTTTTGTAGCATATAGTAGCTTATATAATACTTATTTAAAATATGAAAGACAGATTATGATGGAAAAAACAGTAAATATCAATAACTTTATTGGTACATATGATGGTTACATTATGAAAGAAGAATGTGATAAAGCGATTAAAATGTATGAAAATCAAAATAAATTTAATCAAACTATAAACAGAATAAGTGCAGAGAATGTTTCAATTTTAAAAAAACAAGATCAACAATTTTTTGTTGACCAAAATAACATAGATATTTGGTGGGAGAATTTAAAACCCATGATTTTAAATTATGATTTAGCATTTCAACATTATCTTAAACATACTGGAGCTAAAGATGGTTATGGCGTAGACAAATTTTATTATACAGGTTTAAAAATTCAAAAAACACTTCCAACAGAGGGCTATCATATTTGGCATCTTGAACATAATGCCGGTTTTGATAATGAACCACGTGCTTTTGTATTTTCTATATATTTAAACGATGTAGAAGATGGTGGAGAAACAGAATTTCTACATTTTTCAAAAAGAATAAAACCTAAAACAGGTAGAATAGTAATTTGGCCTGCTGGTTTTCCTTATGTACACAGAGGAAATCCACCTTTATCTGGTAAAAAATATATTCTAACTTCTTGGATGATGTTACGATGAGAAAGATAAAAGATTCTTTTATTGTAAAAAACAACTTTTTTGACAAAAAAACTTATGATCAAATACTTTTGGATATTTCAAAAAGCTCGTTTACAAATAGAAACGCACTTGTTAAAAAAGAAGATCAGAATATTTATCAAAAAATATATTTTAGTGTTTTACTAGATCCTCATCACTTTGCCGTAAAAGAAATGAAAAACATATTAAGAAAGATGGGATTTAATTTAAAAAGTTCCGAACACAATTATTTTTTAAGCACTAAACATCAAGAATCAACTCCTCATAATGATTCAAACTGCGACGTAAATTGTTTAGTATATTTAAAGGGAAAGCATTTAGTAAACAGCGGCACAGCTTTTTGGGATAAAGTTGATAACAATTACGTTTTAAATTCTCATGTAGGATTTAAAGAAAATAGGGCAATTATTTTTGATTCTAAAATTATTCATTGTTCATTACAATTTAATGAAAATTGTGGCTCAAGATATGCTATGAGTAATTTTTTAAATTACGAAGAATAAGAAGTAGGTCTAGGGCCTTTTTCAGATTCATCGCTTTCGTCTGCGTCCCAATCAGCTTGTAATTTAGCTAAATGAGCTGCGTCCCATTTATCAATAAAATCTTGAAAATCACCTAGGTTAGCGTCTTCCCAAGTAGAATGTGAAGTTGAATCTCTGTATTCTACAGTGTCACTAGGATTTGCTGTTCCATATTGAATAGCCCAAATGTTATTCCACTTAGGCAGTCCCCAAAAATCATTATCCACAATTTTATAACCAATACCGGAAGCATCACCACTTTGTTTAATAATAAGTTTGTCTTCAAATACTACTGTCCAAGTTGCGTTAGTTGCCATATTTTCTCCTACGTCTTAATAATATAAATAATTGTTAAATAAGGTTGAACAACTGAAGTTGCAGTTCCTGAAAAAGTTGCACTCATGTTGTGTGAGTGACCTGTTCCCGAACCTTGTGTTCCAGTATCATAAAAATGAGAATCAAGATTTCTAGTATTTGAAGTTGGTATTGCAGTTGAAGTTGGATTAGGGTTAGGTGAAATTTGTTGTCTAAGAGGGTGAGCGTGAGATGCAAGTTGTGCTGTTGATAAAGTAGCATTAGCTGTTGAACCACCAACATTTCCAGAAGCAGCCACAGTGTTTGCTCCACCAGTTGATGCTAAAGCTTTAGTTCCAGATTTACCCATCGCAACGTTATCTTGCAAATCAGGTAAGTTAAAAGTTGATGCACCATCTCCAGCTCCGTAAGTTGTACCTACGATTGCAAACAATGCAGAGTAAGTTGATCTTGAAACAGCTGCACCATTACACTCTAAGAAACCTGTTGGCACTGAAGAGGAAGACCACGGTACAATAGTAGCCGTAGGTATACCTTCGATACCAGTAAGATTTGCTCCGTCGAAATCGTATCTTGTTGCTTCGTAATTTGACATCTATTATTTCTCCTTATACGTCCAACCTGTTGTAGCATCTCCTGAGAAGACTAAACAAAAAGCTGCGCCTTGTGTATTGACTACTAGATCAGATGCTGCGTTAGCTATATTAGATCCATTTCTTCCAACAGTCAATGCGTTACTATTAAAATCATAACCTTGGTCTACAAATGAAACCTCATCTCCTGTAGCAGGTGAGGCTGGAAGCGTGATTGTTACTCCTCCACCACTTGTATTTACTAAAAGTTGAGCACCAGCTTGAACTGTTTCAG